GTTCTGTCATCTTAAGTTCAAAAGTCATAATGTAGTGATTTATTTATATACGTAGTATAGCAATAAAAAAGGGGTCATTCGACCCCTAGTGGACACTTATTTAATTGGTTGTTATGCTACTAGTTCTACAAATTCTCCAAGTATTTTCTTGTTCATTTTTTTAGTCTTAAGACTCTTAACAAAAGCACGTTTGATTTCTGCCTTAGTTGCATCTTCTTTAACTTCAAACTCATCCTCATTAGATAGTGTATTTGATAATAATCCAAAGTAAGTATGATAACCAGATTCCTTAATAGAAACTGATTTTTCTTTTCTCCATGCAATCATTGCCTTATCACCTGTTTCACCATTAGTATAACGACGAATGAACTCTCCACCTTGTCTTGATCCCATTAATCGTATACCAATAAAGTTTGTATTAGGGATTTCTTGACGTATATTCTTCAATAGAAGATCAGTTACATCTGCCCAATATCCAAGATGCTCACAAGAATAAGTATGTCCTGTTTTACGATTTCTTATAACACATTTACTAGAAACAACATTAGCTCCCATATATCCACCTGTATCCCAGTCTCTATGTACTTCTCTACTGTAATGTAAAGGAGCACTTTCACCATCTGTAAGAATTACACATTGTACCTTTTCAAGATTGTGTCTTGACTTAAATTGTGGAATTATTTGATGGAGAGAAATAATTGCTTCATTTAATGGAGTTCCAGAAAGCTGCATTCCTAATGGAACATTATATTGTGTCCAACGATTACGATCAAATGCACAAGCAATACGGAAAATATTTTTCATTTGATCTTCCAATTCTTTACTTCTTGTACTACTAGTAAAGATATTCATCATAGAGAATTGGTCAGAAACAAGAGCTAAACCTTCCTTTCTCTCATATGAATATTTTGGTACTCCATAATCAGAAGGATAACTATCAGTAAAGGCATATACATCAAATGGTATATTAACTTTTTTACAGAACCATAATAGATTATAAAGTTGTTTAATAGTATCTGCCATTACAGGAGCCATTGATCCTGACCAATCAAGTACAAATACTAATCCATGATTCTTACCATCAGGTATTACAGTAACCTTCTTAAATAAATCCTCATTAAATTTATAGGTATGAAGTTTCGTAGTATCAAGAATACCAGTTCTAGCAGTAGTAGCACGAGCATATGCACTAGCAGACTTTTTACATTCAAACTCTTTAACTAAGTAATTAACTTCCTTCTGTGCATTTCTTTTAAACTTAATATAATCTTCATCAACTTCCTCAAACATATTATTTGTTAAATTATAAGGTCTTTCTGCCCATGCTTTGGCTTGATCTTCCCATTCAAGATTTATTCTATCATGAATCTTATCATTAGATATAATAATATTTTTTAGATCTACTTTCGGTAATTCAATATATCTTTTCTCACCACTACTATCTAAGTTATTAAGACCCCTAAGAGCTTCTTCTAATGCACTAGCAGTTTCAATTTCTGGTTCTACATTTACAGCAGTGCCACCAGAAGCCACCCTAAGATCACGATCATCATCACCAGTCCCGTCTTCCATAGAAGCATCGCTACTAGAGTTAGGAACGGTAGACTCATGATCGTTGCTGTCACTAGAAGAATTATCCCCATCACCTGGAAGATCGGCACTAAGATTTTGCCCAATTTCGATCTCTTCTTCCTTTCTCTTTCGTTCAAGCTCCTGCTTGCAGAAATTATATAACGCTTCTGCTGCGGATAAGGTGTCATCAAACGTTTCGGCATTTGCAATTAAATTGACAATCGGTGTTTCAGAAATTGAAAAAGATATATCGATCCACGCACCAATCTTGAAATGTAGATTAACCCTATCAGCAAGATTAAAAGTATCAAGATCTTTACCATCTACTTCAAAGAAATCATTATCTGAAAGTTCATTATACCCTCTACGGAAAGTTTTGGCAAGTCCTGCATATCTTCTCTTCATTAATTTCTCAATACGAGCATCCTCAACTATGTTTACAAAGGATGGAGGAATCTGTATTTCTTTAAACCATTCTCTATCAGGTGTATAAAGAGCATGTCCTACCTCATGTGCAACTAAAGCATCATATACATCATTACTTGCCCTTTCCCAATTTGGTAATGTAAGTACTCTAGTACGTACATCAAATTGAGCAGTTTCTATTGATCTATGTTCTACAATAAGATCTTCAGTAGCAAGAAGTTTTGCTAATTGAGATTTGATTTCGTGCTTTACTACTTCCATTGAGTTCCTTGTGTATGTACACATTATAAGACCCCCGACGAGGATCGGAGGTCTTTAGTAGACACTTTATTAACTGTCTACGTCGTTCTCTTGCACTTCGTAGTGCTTGTGGTTTAAGCTTACGTTTGGGTGGCTTCCCAGAGTTGTGTTGCCAGTTTGGTGTTGTCATTATTCATCAAGCTGTGTTGACACTATACGACTAAATCCCTTAACTTTATCAAACCTTGTGACACTATTAAATTTGTCATGTAGGTCTGCCTTATGGGATATAACAAATACATTTGCATCCTTAACAACAAATCTAATGATCTTTAGGAACTCATCAGTACCAAAACCATCTAGAGAACTATCAAAAATTTCATCAAGGATAAGAAGATTAGTATTCACAGAATTTTTAACTCTAGCAACTTCTCTCCATGTAAAGAGTAGAGCTAGGTCAATTCTCATCTTTTCACCTTCACTAAATGATGAGTATGAAAAATCCTCATGAATAGGTGATTTAACAGTTTCACTAAACTCTTCATCAAGAGTAAAATTAATATAAAAATCCATCAACTGTAAGTATCTATTCACCTGTTGATTTATGAATGGTAGATACTTTTTAATAATTTTTGTCTTTACCCCATCATCTTTCAATAAAGAATATGCAAAATCATAATGCACAATCTCTTCCTTTATTTCAGATAATTCCTCTAATGTCTGTTTGAGATTTAATTTAAACTCCTTTAACTTCTCATGCTCAGTATTTCTGTTTGCAAGTTGATCGGTAAATCTCTGAATTTCCGATTCCAGATCTCTGATTTGTCGCTGACATCCAGAAATCTTTGTATTATTTTGAGAAATGCCATTATTGAGTTTAATAATCTCCTTTGATAGTTTGTTAAACTGACGTTCTCGATCTTGTTCCAATTTAATAGTCTCTTCCAGTTCCTTAAAACCTTTCTTGAGATCCTTTGCTTTATTTTGAACGTCAGCAATTCTATTTACACGAAACTCTTCTTCTATATTCTGAGTGCAGGTAGGACATACCGTATTCTCTGTGAAAAACTTATGCTCTTTAGTAATCGTAGATACTTTTTGAGTAATTTTACCTTTAAGATTATTAAGTTTCACTAACTTTTCACCTGCTCCTGAAACATCTTCTTGTTCCTTCATAAGATCAGATATACTAGATTCTTTAAGCTCATTATGTTCGATATGAGTATCAACTTCTATCTGTAATGTTTTTATTTTATTTCTAGTAGATTCAATATTATTCCTTCCCAAATCCTCCATTTCCTTGATAAAATTCTTTTGCATTGTAATTTTATCACCTAGATTTTCTTTCTTAAGATCTAATGATTTAGTCTTTTCTCTTTCAATACGAACTTTATCTTTAATGAGAGAATTCATTGCAGAAAATATTCTAATGTCTAAAAGATCTTCAATAACTTCTCTACGAACACTAGTACCCAATTGCATAAAAGGCACAAAAGTACTACTACCCAAAATAACAATCTGAGTAAAAGATTTATAGTTTACTTTTAAAATATTTGCTTCAAGAGTCTTTTGATTAACACGATCATCAGCTTCTCTATGAAGAGGATTACCATTTACTTCTATATCAAATATATTTGGTTTTATCCCTCTTCTTACAAGATAATCTCTACTATTAACACTAAACTCAATTTCAACAACACATTCTCTCTCATTTGTTGTATTAACTAATTGTGACTTATTAATTTTACGAAATGGTTTATTAAACAATGCAAAGGTAAGGGCATCTAACATAGTAGACTTACCCGAACCATTAGTTCCTATAATCAGATTTGTATTATTTTTTAAGAAATCTATTTCAGTCCAACTATTACCTGTGGAAAGAAAGTTCTTCCATTTAATTTTCTTGAATGTTATCATTATTTGGAGGAATCACAAAATCATTCGGTGTAATAATGGAATACTTGTAATTATACCGCATACATGTCTTAATGGCAAGCTCATCATCAACTTCTATTACTTCCATTTCTTTCTGATACTTATCATCCTCATTTAACATTATTACATATCTTTCAGCATCATCTTCGCCTTGAAAAAGAAATAATACCTTATCACCAAACCTATCCTGAACAGCATAGGCTCCTTCATCTTTTTTATCTTTAATTGTAAGAAGATACACTACTCTACCTCGCAGGCTTGTCTGTACAGATCTTGAAAAATACCTTTAATGATATTTTTATCATATTCAAATTCAGATTCATCAATGTAACGATTCAAAATTGAAAGAGTATTTTCCTCTTCATCAACTTCAAAATCTTCATCTCCATGAATCTCAAAATTCTCAATGATTTTTAAATCTTGGACACCTGCAGAATAAAGTTTATCAATAAACTTATCAAAATCTTTTGGTTTAGATTTTTTACGAACAATAATTTTTACAATTTTATTTTTATATTCAGTCGCATTAAATAATTTATAGTTAGTGTCTTCATAATATACATTATAAAATAATTTATAAGGATTGTTAATTGGGGTATGGGTGAGGGTGTCCGTATCAAAGATAGTAAATCCTCTAGTATCATTTACATCATTCCAAAACATTTCATATGGATTTCCTAGATAAAATATTTTACCGTTATTAGAACGAGTATGAAAATGTCCAGAAAATACTTTTTCAAATTTATCAAAGACATTAACATCCATCCCATTTTCCATCTTATGGCCACGAGTTGCAGTAAATCCATTAAGTTCTAAATGACCCATTGCAACTTTGGATTTTGATTTACCAATCTTATCCATTGTCTCTTGATAGTTCTCACTACAGATCCAAGGAAGCATTAATACTTTTAACTTATCAACCTTAATTTCAGTTGCTTTAGAATATAATTTTATATTTGGATAGTCTTGTAATAATAACTCTGGAGAATTTACAAAGTTAGTATTTTTATAATAACAATCATGATTACCTACAATAGCATGTACCTTATATTTCTTTAATGGTTCAAATATAACTCTCTTAGACCATTCAAGACTTTGTAGATCAATAGATTTACGACTATCAAATATATCACCCATATGGATGACAGTATCTATTCCATGCTCCTCTAAAGACGGGAAGAAGACATTTTTATAGAACAACTCAAAATAATCATGTATGTGCTTAGATCCTTTTCTAGCACCATAATGAGTATCGGTTATAATTGCTAGTTTCATCTATTGGAAGTCTTATATTGAATATTATCTTTAATAGTATTGTAATCTGAGCTACTACCAGTAAGTGCTCCTTCATCAACATTCATAACTTCATCAAATCCTGTTCTTTCAATGATCTTTGTTTTGATATCTAACTGTTTCTTTTCCTTCTGTATCCTTCTGAGAAAAGCATAATGAATAATTTGAGTAAAGTATGCAAATGGGTTTCTAGACTTCTCTGGATCGAAATTATGGATGTATTGTACACAATTTTCTATACCATCAGAGATCATATCATCTCTAAACATATAATTCACAAAATTAGGTTTGTATGAAAGGTGTGTAGCAATCTTCAAAAAACAAGAACCAAGATAGTTAGTAATACGTGGTTTTGGCAAACCTTTTTCTTTTGCTTCAGCAACTTTCGCTCTATAGACAATGAGTGCTTCCAGCAACTCTTTATTGTTTACATAATGTTCGGACTTTTTCTTTGGCATGACATTACAGTTCCCGTCTAAGTAACTTTAACTATTATATCATATTTTCAATACTTGACAAGTTCATCAATTCTAAGTAGAATACCTTTGTAAGGGTTGATGGGACAGATCTAGCTATCTTTTTCTGTTTTAATATTATATAATTTTTCAAATAATTCTCTAGCTTGTTGAACTGTAGAAATATATCCCATATCTTCTGATGGTTTTACCTGACCATTAATATTTTGTTGAAAATCTATTGTATCATCTTTTTCATCTGCTAAAAACTTTTGATATACAGCAAGAGTTCTTTGATCAGATACTTCTGTCATAGTAATAATTTTATCATTACGTAAAATAAACATATCATCATTAGCTAATTCTATCCAAGGTCTTACTTTAATAAAAGAACCGTGGGTAGAATTAATCATTTTCATCACAACTGGATTGTGAATAATAACAACAGGCTCATCATTACTTTCATCTATACACACAGATGTTAATATTTCTTCTCCAGAAACCAGTTTTATTATTGCGTAAAATTCTTCTCCCATTAGCTCTTTAGTGGTATGTTTACTATGTCATAGTTGAAATTTTCTTCGTTGTAAACTTTAATCCTTTCAATTAAATGATTTAATGTATAATTTTTTCTAGACTTGTAACTAATATCATCAGCAATGTCATATAATGTTGCTTTAGATTTATTATCACCTTTTCTTAGAATTCTTCCAATTGATTGGAGATTTCTAATTCTAGACTTAGACGGAGAAGCAAAAATGACGTTATGAAGGTTTTTAATATTAATACCTGTGGAGAATGTTCCATAAGATGCTACAATAATCGCATTATCTTCTCGTTCAGTTATATCACGTACCTTTTCTCTGTCTTCGGTGTCAACGCCACCATGTACAAAGAATACATGACGATTTTCAATGATGTTATTATTATTTATCAAATTGTAAAGAGGTTCTCCATGTTTCTCTACTCTAGCAAATAATATAAGAGTATTGCCTTTAAGATCTAAAGCAAGATTTTTAATAAAGTTATTTCTACGATTATGTCCAATAATGTATTGAACTTCATCTTCAAAAGTTTCAAATTTATTCGGTGGGTGTTTCAATAGAAGTACATTAATATCTAACGTCGCAACATGACCTTTCTTCATGAGCTCGTCAGTTTTAATAATTTTATAAGAAGGACCAAATAATCCTTCTAGTACCCACTTATGAGTCTGTGAACCATCAAGAGTTCCTGTGAATCCGTAACGATACTTAGCATTATCAAGTTTTGTCATTATAGATATTAATGACTTAGATTTGAACTGGTGAGCCTCATCCCCAATTACAACAGA